AAGAAGAGAAGACACATTGGAATAAAATCTCACACGTCAGTCGTCACCCAGTTAATGGTGATCTGGTAAAGATTACAACCAAGAGTGGTCGTCAGACAACAACTACACTGAGTCATTCACATCTTATTCGTGATGAAAAAACACAACAAGTTGCACCAATCACAGGCGCTGATTTAAAAGAAGGAATGCGTGTTCCAGTTGCTAAACACATTGCAAACACTTTTGTTAAAGATAGTGTTACAATTGGCGATATGACTAAGAAATTAGATCAACTATTTGGATGGTTTATTGGTGCCTACTTGGCTGAGGGTAATATTAGTAACAATTCTATTTGTATCACAAATATTTCACAGTTTTATATTGACAATGTTACCAAATTAGCATTGAAGTTTGGAAAAGATGCTACAGTGAGAACTTATGCAGGAGAATATGGTCCTTCCACTTCAACCAAGTTTAGTCACAAAGTTCTGGCCGAGTTCATTCTAAATACTTGTGGTACTGGGTCATTCGTCAAACGCATTCCAGATTTTGCATTTACTGCCCCCAATGAATTCAAGGCAGGTCTAATCCAAGGATATATGGATGGCGACGGCAACTTCCAGTGCGATGAGAAACATCATCAAATCAGGTCGTGCAGTCGAAGCAAACAGTTGTCAAGTGACATTGCTCAATTATTGAACTACTTTGGAATATTTGCATCTACTAAAGAGACCAATAGTCGTGGCGCACCAATGTTCAATGTATCTATTAGTCCCAAGTATTCAAAGGCTTATCAAGACAACATTGGTAGTCTAGTTCACGCAGACAAATTAATGAATTTAGTTAAATATATTGAACGCACTGATGCTCACGATTTATCTGACGAAATTGATAAGATTAATGGACTAGGACATATTATTGCAAGTTGCGGCAAAACATTGAAGTTTCCCGACCAAAGCCGCACATATGGCAGATGGGCGAAGAAAGAAAGCATTGGCCGTCGCACACTAGAAAAGTATATTGAAATATTTGAACAAAATGAGAATGTGAATCTAATTGCAAATGAATTGGCAATTTTGAAACAGGCCGCCAACTCCAATGTGATATGGGATGAGATTGTGAATATTGAGATTATCAAAGGAGAGACCAATGAATATGTGTATGATTTCACAGTACCTGCAAACCAGACATTTATGATGGATTGTGGTATAATAGTTCATAATACTTTGAACACTTTCCATTTTGCTGGTGTAGCATCTAAATCCAATGTAACTCGTGGTGTTCCAAGAATTGAAGAGTTATTATCTTTATCTAGTTCTATTAAAAATCCATCTCTAACTATTTATTTGAAGCCTGATGAGCAAAGTGATAAAGATAAGGCTAGCACTATTCAATATATGATTGAACATACTAAATTAGAAGAAATAGTTAAAAGCGTAGAAATATGTTTTGATCCGGATGATTTGAATACATTGATTACTGAAGATAAATTAACTATGTCTGAATACCGTGACTTTGAAAGTATAATAGATGAATGTCTAGGTCAAGAAGGTTCATCAGACCAAAATGAAAAATCAAAATGGATTATTCGAATGGAAATGGACCCTGAAGTTATGTTGGAAAAGAATATCACTATGGATGATGTTAATTTCACACTGAATAATACACATAAAGAAGAATTATCTTGTATTTATTCTGATTATAATTCTGATAAACTAGTCTTCAGAATTCGTATGAACAATATCTTAAAAAATGTGTCCGGTAAGAAAGCTAAGTTCAATCCTTTAGACCAATCAGACCAAATCTATATATTGAAAAATTTTCAAGATCAATTGTTGAGTGGAATTGTATTACGTGGAGTTAAACGAATTAACAAAGTTATTCTTAGAAAAGTGAAGGATAACTTGGTAGAAAAAGGGGGAGCCTATAAAAAGGAAGATATTTGGGTGTTGGATACGATTGGAACAAACCTATTAGAAGTTTTGGGGTTAGATTACATTGACTCAAACAAGACAATAAGCAATGATGTAATGGAAATATTTGATGTTTTGGGAATGGAAGCGGCAAGACAATGTATTTACAATGAATTGTCAGAAGTATTGGAGTTTGATGGGGCTTATGTAAATGCACATCATATGGGGTTATTATGTGACAGAATGACATTTACTGAGAAATTGATATCAATCTTCAGACATGGTATCAACAATGATGATATTGGTCCTATTGCTAAGGCATCATTTGAGGAAACTCCTGAGATGTTCTTGAAAGCAGCAAGACACGCTGAATTAGATTCAATGAGAGGTATTTCAGCAAATGTAATGTGTGGTCAAGAGGGACTATTTGGAACTGCATCATTCCAAGTAGTATTAGATATTAACGAAATGATTAACCTGGAAGAAAAGTATAAATATGAATATGCCGATAAAGATCAACTAATTAATGATGGATTATTTAAAGGTATTGAGGATCAAACTGATATATGTAGTACACAAAATCTACAAATTCAGACAAATGTTAATAATATACAGGCGGAAGAATTAGGAGATGATAATACTTATGATCCATTCGCTTAAAAAATAGTGTATATTTAATTATAATATATTAAAAAGTATATTTAAAATATTACTAATAATTAATGAAAACTTTTTTTAATATATTACAATCAGTCATAAATCAAAAACATAAAACATATCCCGATGAACCGTTTAGTGTATCGGAAATACCTGAAATGAATAAAGTTGATTTACATATAGGTATAGGAGTTTTAATAAATAACATATATTATGAATTTAAAGAGAACAAATATGTGGATAAATATAAAAATAATTCCCATTCTAAATTCACTTCTTTAAATTATATTTTTAATAATTCTTTTTATACAAAAGAACTTAAAGAAAAATTATTCGACATTTTTTCCAAATCTCAAAAACATTACTTTGCTTTTTCCAGATTGGCATATATTTATAAACTTAATAAGTATAAAATTGTTGTTTCTGATGATCTAATGCTTAATCCACTTGACATTAATCATAAAAATACGTTTATCCTTATTGATAATAAATCCAAATATTTATTCGGATTGAATGATCTTATTACCATTATTGACACTGCGATAGGCAACTCACCTAACTTTTTTTCTGAACCATTGTTTCCAAATAATCCATATAATAAACAACAATTCACAAATGCCACTCTTTATAATATTTATTTTAAAATGAAAGCTTCTACTAGAATAATTTCTACATTATTTCACTTCTTTTTTTTAGATGAATTTAACTTAAAAACCTTTTCTGAAGACTATGAACCATTTATTAGAGAAAACTCTATTAAAAAATATGTTTTTAACTCACATTTTACCACTTTACATTCCGGTGTTTTGGCTATGCTAAAAAGTAATCCTTACACTAAGGCATATTCTATTCATAAAGATTTTCCTAAGGAGACCTTAGTAGACATTTTTAGACCATTTTTGTTTTATTATTATATTTATAATTATGATATCAAAGGAACTTCAAAAATATATAATTATAAACGAATTTTACATATAAAACTCAAAGCATTTTATGAATATAATAAATCCTTCGGAAGAAAGACCATCAAAATAACTCGGTTATTTAATAAAACAGTTAAAACAGAATATAAATATAATTCAGAAAATATACCTTTTTATAAAATACCTGTTAAAAATACTTCTATTTATGATGATACAGTTATTCGAGTAGAAAATACAATAAATTCATTATTTAATAATAATATTTTTAATGTTGTTAATAATTATTATGACAATAACTCTAGCGATGATAATGATGATACTAATCATACGCATAATACCGATGAAGACACAGATGATGATACTCAAAGAGAATTTGAAGAACTATCAAATCATCTACAATCATTGAATCTAGAGACAACTAATAATGATCAACAGCAAAATAATGATAACGGTGCAAATCAATTTGATGACGGTGCAAATCAATTTGATGACGGTGCAAATCAATTTGATGACGGTGCAAATCAATTTGATGATGATGAAGAAGAGCAAAAGGATGATGACTCTATAAGTTAATAAGTTATTAAAATCATAATTTATTAAGTTAAATTAATACTAATGTACCTTTAATACTAATGTACCTTTAATACTAATGTACCTTTAATACTAATGTACCTCCAAAGGTCCTTCTTCTATATTCAAATCTAATGGAAGTTTTTTCCTTGTTCCCTTTTTACCTGGGGGATTTGCTATTAATTTTTGCTCCCTTTGTTTTCTTGTCGTTCTTTTCTTTACAGGAGTTATTTCTAGTTTTTCTTCAGGGAATATTATATCTTCCAATACAAATTCTTCCTTATTTTGTTCTGGCATTTCAATAGCCTCCTCTGCTTCTTGCAAAACTAATTTAGGTTCTAATTTTTTACCCTTTAACTTCTTTATTTTTTTCTTAGGAATTATTTCCATTTTTTCATCATCTTCAATTACTTCTACAGGAGCACTAACAATCTCAAATTCAATTTCTCTTATACCCTTTTGTTTTGGTTTATACTTTGTTGTTATGTCTTTTTCAAACACAACGTCTATATAATCTTCAATTGAATAATAACTATCTAATGCATTTTGGATATCTTGTAAACAAACGCTTTCTCCATTAAAGTCAATTAATAGATCTAACTGTATTTTTACATTTTCCTTGTTATTTAAAACAACCTTATACTCAGGCAATTTATTATTACTTCTTCTATACATAGCTGGTATCACAATAAAAACATATTCATCGCTTTTATTAGTATAACAAACAAATGCCTGTGAATTATAACGACTTTCAATTATTGGTTTACTTGATATAAATATCGAGGGAATCTCATATCTAACTAACAATAACCATAAATCGAAGTTAACAGCAGTAAACCCAGAATTCATAATCATTTCTTCAAACTGCATTGTTTCATCTTGTAACTGGTTTGCATCAAATTGTGATTCCTCCCTTAAAATATCTATTATCTTTGTTTCTCTATCCTTATTTTTAAAATTATCTGTTAGTTTACTGTATTCATCTATTAGGTCATCTTTTACATCTTCTACTGTTATTTTTTTGTTTTTGAATTCATTAACAAGATCTATTATTAAATACAATGAACAATAATTGGAACCAGTATATCCTATCTCTTTGTAATCGGTAGGAAAACATTTTTTCCAATATATTGATGATATAACCTTTGGGCTAGATTTTACACAATCTCTTACGTGGTATGTATTAATAACCTCATCTAATTCCATTTCCTTTTTATATGCCTGTGTTAGAATTGGTTCCGCTGTATCATATGTGTTATATTTAGCGTAACGATTGATATCTGCCGGAATTAAGTTTTCAAAAAATTCTTGATTCAATAAATCCTGTAAAACAATTATTTCATCGTCTCTTAAATTATATTTTACTTGACCAAATGACAAATATGATTGTGGTTTGAAAATAAATGATTTTATTCTATTGTATCTAATAAGCTCATCCGCCATTCTTCCATAATAATAGGTTTCGTTATCTGTTCTATTTACCAAATTTTCTTTAGGCAATACTAACTGGCATTTATCGTCTGTTATTCTACATATAGAACCATTTATTTTACATTTTTCCTTACTTTGGGATATACATGTATGTAATTCATTTTCGTTTATAGATGTGTAATTATAAGGCAATGCTGTTTCTGATGCAAATACAATAGTATTATCAACTAATTCGTGTAACATTTTTATTACGTTGTCTAATTGTGTCTTATATAAAGTATAACGCTTAACACACTGATCTTTTATTTCCTCTCTTTTTTTACTATTTGAATAGTCATTAAATAGAATACGAATCGTATTTCTAAACACATTATAAAAATTTGTCTCTAATTGGATTCTTTTTATAAATTCAACACGTTTTGTATCTACAGTATCGTTTGTTAATGTGTTTATATCCGCAACTAACATATTACTATTTTTTATCTCTTTAATTCCATCGTTAGAAGGAACAGTTGATACCGGTATAGGATCTTTTATCGGAACAAATTGGTTCGTATTTGTTAAAAATCCAGTTATTACTTCGTCTTCTACTACTTTACAGAAATATTTTGGATCATAACAATTTGCTTTATTAATATCTTTCGGTTCTTTGTAATCATAATATTCTTTCAAAAATTCCAATGTTTGATCATATGGCTTCCATATATTGTCATTCATATACACAAAATCATAATCACATTGTTCTGAATCTTTTCCGCACATTTTTTTATTTTTTAAACTTGTTAGTGCCGACGGATAACAAGGAATAAATCCTTCTAGTCCTTTCTTATTTTTAGCTAGTACGCCTATTACCTTTCCCTGAAAATTTAATATCTGAATGGATACCGTATACTTTTTCATTTGTAACTTTTCAATTAATTTATCCAATACAAGTGGTTGCTCAAATCTATATTCATTTGGTCGACTAATAAATGATCTACACTTTTCACCTAAAGTTCGCTTTATTATTTTTACAAAAACAGCTCTTAAAGTTTTTGGTAACTGTTTATCGTATTCACTAAAAGTTTTTGTTATATGGATGTTTTTACCATCATTACGATAACCATATATTGGCTCAAAGTAATTCTCTCTTTTTATTAAAAGTAAACTCCTTTTTTTAGCATTATATGCGTGAACTGAATAGTGATTTGTTGGGCAAACCAATTCTATATTGTTAGTTGCATCGTCCTCTGGTATCTCCAAAATAATTAAATTTATACCTGCCTCAAATAACTTAGGATTTGGCATACAAATTAAATCCCATAAATATGTATAATCTATACTTATTTTATCATCACGCAAATAGTTTTTAAAATTTTCAAATGATTGTACCGTCTTCATTACAAATTGTTTAGATGCTACATTAACTCCATCTGTTAAAGATGCCACTGAAGCAATCATCTTTTTGTATAATTTTGTATTTTTATAGTCTTCTACATTTACTTTTAAATTTGGGTTCGCAAAACTTGTTATTAAATCACCATTTTGGTACTTTATAAAGTTATCCAAGTCTAATGAACTTATTATAATTTCCTTCATTTCTTTTATTGACGGAACATCGTGTTTCGCATTTGGAATATATCGAGTAATCAAAGGTTTTTTATCATCCTTTTGCGCATAAAATATAGCACTTGCTATACAAGCTATAAATGACTGACTAGAATTTACTTCAACCCCGTGTCTTAATATACACATATGATGTAACTTTAAATTCATATTTGTTTTACTTATTTGACAATCCTCATTTACTTCGTGTAAAAATTTTTGAACAGCTATCGGTAAAAACCCCCAACGATGCTCACCTAATTGTGGACCGTATTTTTCAGGACCCTTTACATAATGTTCTACTTCAACTATTTCTCTTCTTAATTGGTCTTCTATATCTTTTTCCTCTTCTGGAACCTTTTCAGCCGTCTTTTCGTCAAATTTACCTTGACAAATATCCCTGCGGTTTTTCATTGCTGTTGTTGACCAATTACTATAACAACAAGGAATACATAAACCAGATGGCGTTTTCTTTTTGTGAAATCCTGGATACTTTCTTTCTTTTTCATCATAAAACTGATAAACATATTTGTCTTTTGGAACCGTTTCTTCTGCTTTAGGTATTATCGCATCTTCCACTTTATCGACCTTTGGACCACATTTACCATCTAATATATCCTGTTCCGTAACCATTGTATTTGTTAATAAACACCAATAACGAGGACAAGTATAGTAAAACTTTTTTGAACTATCTTTGGCATCTGTTCCATATTCAATAAAATCAGCATCTTTGTTTATTTCCCCTGGATGATCTTCTACTATTTTATCTCTTTCTTCCTTTGTTAAAATCACCGGTTGTCTTCTTTCCTCCAAACTAAATGGACACATTCTCGTATAAACATCAAACTTTGAGTCTTTTGACTTAACGAATAATTGCGGCATACGCTCCTCTAAACGTTCGGAAAAAGGATTTGGATATTTTAGTTTCATACCAGTAATACTTCTAACTTTGTTTTCCAAAATCTTTGCTGACTCTTTTATTTTTTGTTGCATCGATATTTTTGTTTCTGTCTTTTTCTTTAATGGCTTTCTCTTTTTTTCTGGGATTTCAATCACTTCTTCAATTACTTCTTCTGGTTCCTCAATTACTTCTTCTGGTTTCTCAATTACTTCTTCTGACACTTTAACTGGTTCTTCTGACACTTTAACTGGTTCTTCTGACACTTTAACTGGTTCTTCTGACACTTTAACTGGTTCTTCAATTACGTCTTCTTTTGACTTCTCTTTTGGAGATATAGGAGATTCATTTACTTCATCTTTTTTTGTTTCTGATACTGGTGTAGAAACTGGTGTAGAAACTGGTGTAGAAACTGGTGTAGAAACTGGTGTAGAAGTTTTAGAATTACTGTCTAATTCAAGTTCATCTAATTCAACAGACATTTCTTCTTCTGGTGTTTTACTGTTTGATTTGCTTTCTATAGAACCTAATTCAGATAATTCCAATTCAGATAATTTTAAGTCACTAAGACTTTTAGGTGTCCCTTGAAACCCTGGAGAACTAACAACACCTTTTTTTGGAATAGCCTCGCTAGGAATAGAAGAATTAGAATTAGACGAAGTAGGTGATAAACTTTCACTTTTAACGCTTGCAGATGATAATTCTTCTTCGGAGGAACCGTTTGCTTTTCCACCTTCTACATTTTCACCTTCTAATTCATCATCTTCAAACCCTAATATATCTAAAAGATCATCCATATATTCTCCTTGCTCTAATCCTCTTTGATCAGAATAAACCGGACTTTCATTTTGAATAATAGGAACTTCATTATTATCTAACATTTGTTCAGACTGGGCTGTAATGTTGCCGAATTCAACTTCTGCTATTTCTTTTCCAGAACAAAGGGTATTAATTTTGGATGATGGAATACCGCTACTTGAAATATCTTGTGTAATGCGTACAACAGTGTTAATATAAACTGGAATTGTATTAAGATAATAAATATCATTAATTCCACTAACAGTTACCGTTAGCTCACTAGTAATTAAATTAACATTCATTATAGTCTGGAACCCAGGATTAATTTTAATCATTAGTGCTCTACGTTTATTAGCGCCTCTAACAACCTCTAACTCGGAGCGTATTTTTACTATCAAATCAGTAGCCATTTCTTCATCCAGATCATCAAATTGTTGTAATAATTCCTCAATAATTTCGTCAATATTTAATCCTTGATCTATTTTTTCAATAATGAACGCTTCTTGGCTGTCTCGTTTATTGAAATTAGATACACGTTTATAACGCATTTGTATTCCTTTTTTGAAATTAGATGATTCAACAGTAAAAACACTAGAAATACAACCAATATATTTATTAATATCTATCGGTTCAGATATATTATATACAGTTTGAAACTTCAAATCTCTTATTTCAACATTAACGGATTGTATCGACTGAAATAATGGTATATCCAAACCACTTTGCTCAAAAAAAGGTTTTATCTGTTCAATTAATGGATTAACAGTTAACTTTATAATTTCATCTATTTCTCGAAAAATATTATCTCCTGTTGTCAAAAATACTGGACTGTCAAAATCAACTAATGGATATACTGTAATGTTACCATTATCCTCAAACTCACACGACATATAAGTTGTCATCCCTTTGTACTGAATATTTGTGTAAATAGATACGCTTCTACCTTTACCTATTATTCTCATTAACTTAAAAATTGTTGCCTTTTGTAAATGAGGTATATTTCTTCCATCTACTGTTAGTTCTGGAGCAAAAAGACGATATATATTCTCTTGTCTAGTTTCCGGATTATATTTTATCAAAGGAAAATCATTTGTTGCATGTATTAACTTAAAAATAACCTCAATTGGTATTTTTATCCTAAAATCTGGATAAATAATTACTTTTAAAGATTTTATTCCAGTTAATCTTGCGTTTTCTGAAAATTTATTTGACGGTTTTTGATACTGGAATACGTTATAGAACATATTTATGTTTTCAAAACTTCTTTCAGTATCAGGTGTTAGTTTCTCTGATGTAGATGCTATTAATTTAGAACGGTTATTTTCCAAATCCTCTAATGAAATAATATTATCTTGATATAAAAAAGGGAAATATATTTTTGATGTATATTCTGATGAAATCTCATTTATATCAGTAATTTCAAATACATCCTTTGCTAAACATAAATAAATTGTATTTTTAAATATTGGACCAGTTTCTAATAACAAACTATAGCTTAGTGTAGATAATTCTCTTCTAGAGTTTTCTAGTAATTCATCATATTCTGTAACCAAAAATGGATCCGATATAAATGAATATTCATTTGAAAATACAAATTTTTGACCAAGAGGCTTACCAACTAAATAACTTCTTTTATTCAAATCTAACTTTAAAATGTCGTCAAAAGTATACTGGATTTTGTCTTCTAGCCCAAATTCCATAAGTTTTCCATTTTCGTCATACAGATTTAATAAGAACTGTTCCATACGATTTTTTGTTAAGGGCAAATTATCATTTTGCGTTAAATTTTGGTAAACAGTTATTGGATTAAGTTTTTCTGATTTTAAACAATATAAATAAAGTTCACTCATAGACGCTTCTTTTGAAATAGCTTCGAATATTTTTAACTTAATAACTCCAATACTGTCATCTATATGAATAGTTTGATCAATAAATATGACTTCAATTTTTTTCTCTTCTATTTCTTTTAATTCATCCTTATCAAATATATTTGCAAATGTTTTGTTTCTAGGGTCTTCCTCAAAAAGAACATTTGGATCATCTATTTCTTCGCTAAATTGAGAACCGTAAAACACATAGATAGTATCTACTACATTTTTATCAGACATTTTATTTACTTTGAATATTGGAAATAGTGACATATATATAAAGTAGCTATTATTTTTAATTATTTTTTAGTTTAAAACTTATAAAAAATAATTTATCATTTAATTAAATTTTGTTTACAGATATCTTCTATTTGGGCTAATCTTTTTTTTATAGTTACAATTTCTGAAAGAATATTTTTAATTATGTATGGAGTTATTTTTGTATCATTATTCTCGTCTTGTTGATTTATTTTTTGATTGCTATTGATATCTTCATTATCTTCATTATCTTCATTATCCCCAATCATATTATATAAACAACTAGTATTCTTTTTTACAAGATGTAATCCATATTCATTCACTAAATGGTCAACATATTTTACCTCTTCAATAAATATTGGTTTTAAATTTTTAAATGCAGAATAATTAACATAATGATGTGGTCTACCAAACCGATATATGATCTTAGCCACATCTCCATGTTGTTCTACAATAGATTGTGCTTTAAGAAGAAGACCATCTTTTTCTGTATATATAGAATCTGTATTTCCGCCTTTTTGAGTTAATGTTTTAAGTTTATCTGCTAAAAACCCATTAAATAATATTGTCGGATATCCAGCTTTTAATATTCTTAGGGACAAATCTGTATCTTCGTTATATTTTCCACGCCACTGATATTCCGGAAAAATATCATTTGACAAAAGGATAGATGAGTATATTCTAGTATTCATAGTAATTGGTTGTAAACCAGTGTTAGTTGTTACTGCAAACATAGTATAATTATGACCGGCCATCTTAACGTTTGTAAATCGGTCAACAAAATCTTCGACAATACGAAAAACACATGCTCCTTTTACTATAACTTTTTGACTATACATAAATCTTTTATAATTAGTAATATTATCGTCTAAAATCCAATGCCGTTTATAGTCATTTTCTTTGGAATGTTGCCATACAAAATTACGAGCTGGTATACTTCCTTGATTTTTATTTAAATATTCATTTGGTAAAATAAGTATTTTACTCTGATCAATATATTTGGCATAATCATTAAATTCTTGAGGTTCTATCACTATTTTATAATCAATATTACACCATTCTAGATATTTGCTTGTATAACGTTTTTCGTAACGACCTTTACTTATTATATAAATTGGATATTTATTAACTATTGGTAACGAACTCTCATACATTTTGTCTTTTATTAAAGATAAGTTATCTGGACGATCAGGATACCAAAAACTTATTATTTTTGACCACAAAATAATATTGAAAGTCTCGTAAAATTTATTAATCAATAATATGTATAATGGACTATCAATTGTTTCAATTTCTAACTGAATACTAACACAATTGTAAATATTTTCATTCACTTGAAACTCTGGCATATTAACCCATAATTTATCTTCTATATTTTCAGTAAGTTTTTTCTCCTTTTTAACTTTAACTTTTGTTTTGTTTATTTGTTGAATATTAATGCTAGTTAAAATAATATTTAATTTATCTATAAATTCCCATAGTATTTCCTCATTTTCTGTATGTAAAATAAACCTTTTGTATATTTTTTCATCGTTTTCTGTAAAATTAATAGAAATTATATTTAAAAGACAGTTTTTCATCCTATGTGTAGTATTGATCTTAACAGTATTATCTAATGAAAATTTAAAATCATTAATTGTTAGTTTCTTTCTTGGCATAATATAATAACTAATATATCTTTAACATATTAGTTATACAAATACATAGGCATCATTTATTTAAAATCATAATATGGATTATCAGTTATATCCATACCACAATATGGCTCTGGATTCTTTTTATAGTCTACCGGCTTATATATATTTGCTGCTTTTGCTTGCTCCAATAAAAATTTAAAGTTTTGCCAAAACTCTTGTTTATGACCTTCTGATGTAGTCATTACATGCGCTAATTCGTGAATTGCTACAAATGTTAGCGTATTTTCATCTATTAATTCATTTCCGTTTTTCTTTTTATCTAAACAAAAAGCTATTTTTTCTCCCTTGTTTTCACTATAAGCTGTATATTCACTCGTTGGTAAAGTTTCTGATATTTTTGTCGGATTAAATTTTTGCACTAAACGTTGTACTTTTTCATCATTCGGATGTTGTTTACCACAATAAGCTACTAAATCTTTACAATTCTGTGTCACTTTTGCTAACAAATCTGCTGCGATTTCCATTTTAGCACGTTCCCTTACACAATAACGTTCTCCATCTACATCTGATATTATACATTTTAAATTATATGCATCCGATTCGCTATACACTTTTAAACCAACAAATATAACAAATAGTATTATAATATATAGCAAAATGCTATGTTTATCCGGTAAACTTATAAAATCCATCATATATTATGTATATTTAATAATTTTATAACAAATTTATATTTTAAATTTTTCATTCGTAAACAACTTAAAAATAAATTATTATTATGTATTATAAGATGAATTTGTTTATAAAAACCTTGACAGGTAAGACCATCACTTTAGACGTCGAACCCAGCGATTCGATTGAAAACGTCAAACAAAAAATTCAAGAAAAAGAGGGTATCCCTCCCGACCAACAGCGTCTTATTTTTGCCGGAAAACAGTTAGAAGACGGTAGATCATTACAAGATTACAATATCCAGAAAGAAAGCACAATTCATCTTGTGCTAAGGCTTCGTGGAGGAATTTAAAAAATTGAATTAAATATTATTCAAAAAATAACATTTAATAAACAAATGAAAATTACTTTTTCGTCTCATCCTAAATCCAAATTTTGGTCTATTAGAAACGAAGGGAAACCAGAAGACTATGCTCTAAATTCACACCAGAAATGCTGGTTTGATTGCGATTGTGGACATCCGTTTGAAATGATTTTGAGAAATATAAATCATAGAAATTCCTGGTGCTCTTATTGTTCTAATAAAAAACTATGTGGAAAATGCGATAGTTGTTTTAACAAATCTTTTGCATCTCATCCTAAGTCTATTCATTGGTCAAGTAAAAACACTGTTGAACCAAAAGACATATTCAAATCATCACATAAAAATTATTTATTTAATTGTGAATGTGGTCACGAATTTAAGTCTCAACCAAGATTAATTACAAATAATTGTAGTTGGTGTCCATATTGTTCAAATCCTCCTAAAAAATTGTGCAATAATATACAAAATTGTTTATCTTGTCAAAATAAAACATTTGCTTCAGTAGAACGAAGTAAAAATTGGTCTATAAAAAATAAAAAGAAACCAATAGAGGTTTTCAAAAGTAGCGCAGAAATATTTATATTTGATTGTGATAATTGTAATGATGAATTTAAAAGTAAATTATGTCATATAACAGACGGTTCTTGGTGCCCTAATTGTAGATATAAAACAGAAAATATTGTTTACGATAAATTAAAACAGACATATTCTTCATTACAAAGACAAGTTAAGTTTGATTGGTGTAAAAGTATAAAACACTTACCTTTTGACTTTGTAATAGAAGAACAGAAAGTAATTATTGAGTGCGATGGAGAACAACATTGGAAACAAGTTGGTAAATGGAAAACTCCGGAGCACAATAGAGAAAGAGATTTATATAAGTTGAAATGTGCTAATGAAAATGGATATTCATTTATTAGAATTGTTCAAGAAGATGTATTTAAAAATAAATACGATTGGTTACAAGAATTGTTGGGTAATATTGATAAAATAGTAAATGAAAAAACAATTCAAAATATTTATATGTGTAAAAATGATGAATATAACAATTTTAATAAGTAATTTAATATAATAAGTAATTTAATATATTAAATAATTTAATATTATTAGTAAATTATTTATTTTTATCGTCACAAAATTATTTATTGTCCACCTTGACCCAACTGTAAAGGAGGTCTCATGAAGTCAGGTTCTATCGTGGACAAATTCCATGGCCCCACATTTACTTGAGGGTTAGGTGGTTCAGAGCGGATTTGCAAGTTAGCATTGCGCAAAGTTTGGCCGACAGTATCGATACCAATATGGTAACCAGCTTTTAACAAGTTGATGTTGGCAAGGTCACCTTTACCAGCAGGGTTTAATTGAGCCCATTGGCTGTTATTATCCTTGGGTAAAA